GAAAACATAGATGACTATGACATTACTACTACTAATTTAAACGATTTTTATAAGAAGTTTATTCCTGACTTTGATGGACAAGATAGTTCTTTCATGGCAGGTTTTGGTTCACAGTTTAATGGTTGGAAAGCTAAACAGACAGAACAAGATGCTCTAAACAGGGCAACACTTTCAAGGGAAAAGAAAATTTCAGATGTTAGAACAGTATTGTCTAATATTCCTACTGAAGATTTAGAAGAAAGATATGTTGATGTTTGGAAAGGTTTTGGAACAGCTCTTCGTACTAGCGACAACTCAGAGTTAACTCAATTCTATACTAATGAAGAACTGATGATAGCGTTAAGAGAAGATGTAGGCTCTCTAATTGATAGTGCTGATACTTCAGAAAAGATTGAGAGAGCAGAAAAGATTATGTCTTTAAATCTAGGTAAAGGCAGAGATGGTACAGAACTTGGTTCATTAAATAGTAGAAAGAATACTAAAACAGATAAATTGAAAGCAGACTTAGTATCAAAAAGAGATGCTATCACTCAAAAAGAAAGAAGAGATGAAAGTTATAATATAGCTAAAAATACTCAGAATGTTTGGGTAGAAGCCTATACACCTAATGAAGATGGTACAGAAAAATCTCCTTTACAAATACAAGATTTACTAAAACGAATTACTATCGCCAGTAAAGGGGACAGAGGAACAATAGAATCTTTTTCTGAATATTTTAACAGTGACCCAGAAAGCAGACAAATTAAAGATTACAGAGGTTCACAAGATTTCTTATTAAGTATTTCTATGGGTGGATTTGCGACTCATGCAGAGATGATGAAGGAAATGGTTAACGAAAGAATACCACAAGATTTATGGGCAAAGGCAAATGCTAGATGGGATAGGTATGAAACAGAATATCAATCAGGCGGATTAAAACCTATTCAAGATACTGACCACCATTATGTAAATACTAAAAACTCTATTGTAAAGCAAGTTACAGAAAAATATACTAAAAGTGATGATGGCACTGGAACAGCACAGACGGCACAAGCTGATGTTTTAAGATATGTAGATTTTGAAATTGAAGAACAAGAATTGAGATGGAAAGCTGAAGGTCTTGATGTTACTTCTAAAATGAGAAAAGATTTTATTGCTGAAATTGAAACCTATGCAGTTAGAACATGGACAGGTAATGATGAAGATGTATTTAAAGCGCCTGAAACACTTGATATGCCAGAAGTTCAAATGCAAAATGAGTTTGATGAAATTGATAAAGAAATAGAGGAAAAAAATCTTAAAGCACAGCAAGAAACTAATGACACTGTAATATTTCAAAGAGATGCAGGTGATGGTTTAGCAGACGTTACTCTTAGTCAGTATGTAAATGAAATTACTGAAAATATTAAAAAAGCAGGAAAACAAGATTTCTTACTTGTTCCTAGAATTGAAGGAATTATCTCACAAGAGAAATTTATAGAACAAATAAGAGACCCTAAATTTCAAAAGTATATACAAGAAATTTTAGGTTCAGAATTTAATGGTAACATTCTTTCAGCTATGAGTGAAGATGATTACCGAACTATTCTTATTAATATGACTACTTCATTGGGTTTGATGAAAGGCACAGATGAAGAAAAAAAGGCAAATCTAAATCAAATACAAGAGTTGTTATTTAATGTTTACAACATAGAAGGATAACATGGCTACAAAAATAGACTTCAGTACAAATAAAAAAACCAAAGTAACAGATGCGATTTCAGCATCATCAACAATTTCCAAATTAAGAAAAGTATCAAGTGAAGAAGAAGCACTAGAAGAAATACAAACAGAAGAATTTTATAAGACGCTACAAAGTTATTACACACATAGAGATGGTGAAACAGCTTATACTACTAAAGGTTCGCACACATTTTCAGAGATGTCCCATGACAGCTTATTAGAATATTTTTACAATGATAGGTCGTGGAGAAACAATAACACTGGTAGTATGACGTTGGATTTAGCTAATGCGTTCACTGATACGCCAGAAAGAAATGCACAGCTAGGTTATATCTCATCTACTTATCATGCTTTACCTTCATTTTGGAACGACCCTAATAGGAGTTTCGGTGAATGGTTAGTTGATAATGGTGGAGCAATGATATCAGACCCAGTAAATCTAATATCGTTTGGTATTGGCGGTCAAGCAGCAAAAGTTGCTTATAGAAAAGGCTTAACAGAAGTCATTAAAGGTAGAGTAGCAGGTCAAATTAACAAAGAAGTCTTAGAAGAAGCAGCTAAAGTGGCTTCTAAAGAAGCTATGGGAAAAGCTGTGATGAAGGGGGCAATGGTAGAAGGTAAAATTGGTGCAGTAGTAGCAGTAGCACATGACACCATGCTTCAACTTACAGAACTTAAAACAGGTGTAAGTGATAGCTACAGTCTTAAAAGGGGTGCGATAGCAACAGCCGCAGGATATGGTTTTGGGACTGTATTTGGTGGTGCATTTTCTTATGGTGGTTTTAAACTAGGCATGAGAGGAAGTAAAAATACAGCCGTTAAGAATTTAAAAGATATACACGAATATGGAAGAAGTGAGATTACAGGCAAGAGGTTGTTTCAAGATTTAGCAGAACCTAAACCTGATAAAGCATTATATAAAAATCTTGATAAAAACACTGTTGAACGACTTACAACCGAAAGTAAACTTAATGGTAAAACCATTGATGAAAAGATTTTCAATTTAAGAAAAACTATTGGCACTGGGAAACCGCCTGAAGAAGTATTAAATTATTATAAAAATCCTAAACATATAAGACTACATTTAAAAAACCTTGCAGACCAGATGGTCAAAGAGGGGCGAATAGATAATGATGTTGTCTCTGAAAAATATGCAATATCACAGGCACAAATTTTAGGTTTAGATAGTGATGCAGTTTTAGCGCTAGGAAAATCAAGAGCAGAAGCAGACAGATTGTTATATGCTGAAATACTAGCACATGGTGATTTATTGGCTAAACAAAGTGATGATATAATTAAACTAGGAAATCAATTACATGTATTAGATATAACTCCTGATGAAGAAGCGAAAATATTAGCAGAGTTGAATATAAGACAAGGCATTGCAGGTGAAACTTTAATAAATCAAAAAGAAATTACTAAAAATGTAGCTAGAGCCATGAGGTTCATGCAAGTAAACAAAGATGTTACCAGAGCAGCAGAATTAAAAATAAACCCTGAAGACCCTACAATGTCTACGTTAAAAGTAGGAAACCCAAAAGAATTTTATAAAGCAATAGCTAAACTGCACGATACAGACCAAGTTATTATGGCATTACAGAATGCTAGAAAAGTTGATGGGTGGGATTTAACATCAGAATTTATAAACAATAACTTATTATCTTCTCCTGATACACACGCAATTAACATTGTATCTGGTCTATTTCAAACACAGTGGAAGCCTTTAACTATGTTATTTAGAGCAGGTTTCTTATCTATTAATGATAAAAAAAGAGCAAACACATTAGCTAAAGAAGCTATTGATACTTACATTCACCAATTTTATTATACTAAAGATGCACTACTAGCAGCCAAAAGAAGTTTCACAGAGGGCAGAGGTATTCTTGATAGTAAGCAAATGAAGTTTGATAACAACATGAGACAGGGACAATTACAAAGATGGTTACAAGCAACTACTAGAATTTTAACAGATAGATTGGGAACAGTTGGTGTTGGACTTGATAAATATGTAGTTAGACCTGTAGGCTACGCTACAACTTTTCCTATGAGAATTTTAAGTGCAGGTGATGAGTTTCTTAAAACAATGACTTACAAAGCAAGAATGACATCTCAAATTAACTCACAAATTAGAGAAGAAACAGGTAAAGGGTTTTGGAAAGGTGTTGTCAATGATGATGAATTTAAGTTAAGATTTAAAGAACTGGAAGTTGATTATCAAAAAACTGCTTCTGGAGGTGCGATAGAAACAGCAAACATGTCTAGCACAAACATAAGTGACGTGAATAGATTGCAAGTTAATGACCCATTACAATATGCTAGAGAAAGTACATATACACAATCTGCGTATTCTATTGACCCTGAAACAGGTAAATTAGAAGGTGGTATTACAGGTGGGGTTTTATCTTTCACAAGTAAACACAAATGGACAAGAGCATTAGGGTTACACTTTATTAATACTCCATCTAACTTGATTAAATGGAATTTTGAACATCTGCCATTTGCAAACAGATTAGTTTTATCTACAAGACATGCTTTAAAAACAGGAGCAGATGGTAAATACTTAAATGTTGAAGCGGCAGCAGAAGCCAACGCTAGAGCAACTATGGGCTTTGTCTTATGGACAGGTGCATTTAGCCTCGTATCAGCAGGTAAAATTACTGGAGGTGGTTCAAGAGATTATAGAGAAAATGCTGAAAGAGAGATGTCTACAGGGTGGCAACCGTATTCTTACAAAACAAGTGATGGTAGATATATTTCATTAAATAGAGCAGACCCAGTAATAATGCCATTTCTTATTATGGCAGATTTGTTTGATAGTGTTGGTAAATTTTTAAGAACTAATGAAGACATACCTGAAGCAGTAGAGAAAGATATGACTGAGTTATCTATGGGTGTTTTAACTTCAGTATTTAGAAATCTTAATTCTAAATTTTACATGAAAAATATAATAGAAACTGCAAACTTTTTCTTTAGTGATGATTTTGTTTCTACGAGGTCTCCTGATAAAGTAAGTGCTTCAGTGTTATCTAGGTTAATTTATAAAATGACACCACTATCAGGTACATTAAGATACGCTACGAGAGTTGAAGAAGATTATCAAAAAGAACTGTTTACATTAAATGACAGATTGTTAGCTTTAAATCCACTTAAAGGTAAAGATGGTATTATGCCAAAACGTAATATGTATGGTGAAGTTATTAAGAGAGATAATGGGTGGCTGTTTGGTTTAGGGGGTAAATCTGGTTTATGGTCATCACCATTTGCTATGACTAAAACTGAAAACCCGATGCTACAAAAGTTTTATGAAAATAGAGATTTCGATTATAGACCACCTGCAAAAATAGATAGAAAGTCTGGTGTAGATTTAAGAACAATTAAAAATTCAACTACTGAACAAACTGCTTATGACAGATGGAGAGAGTTAACAGGAGAAGTTACACTTTCTTATAATGGTCAAAGATTAACACTAAAACAGTTAATTGAAAAAACTATAGCAGACCCTAAGAGTAGACTTTACAAAAAACCTGACGGCACAGTTGCAGGGAGAGATGAAAGACAGAAGTTTATCTTAGAATTTGTACATAAAGCAGAAGCAAAAGCTAACCAACAAATGCTTAAAGAATTTCCTCAAATTAAAGAAATGCAGAAGGCTAGAAAAACAATTTCTAGGAATGCAAAGAAAAATGCTAGGAAAAACTACATTGAGATACTAACTCAATAAAGTACCCCTTTTAGAAGAATTCAACCCAAAATAAGGAATAATAAGACATGGCAAATAGTTTTGTACGTTACACAGGTAACGCTAGTACAACCGCATTCGCTATTCCTTTCAGCTATAGGGCTACCGCAGATTTAACAGTAACGATTGCAGGAACAGCATCGACTGCATATACACTAAATGCAGCAGGAACTACTTTAACATTCGACACTGCACCTGCTGATACTCTAGCTATTGAGATTAGAAGAACAACATCACAAACTACAAGATTAACAGATTATGCTGATGGTTCAGTTCTTACAGAAAATGATTTAGATACAGATAGTGAACAAGCATTCTTCATGTCACAAGAAGCTATTGATGATGCTAATGATGTAATCTCATTAGACAATGCAGATTTTCAATATGATGTAGGAAGTAAAAGATTAAAAAACGTAGCAGACCCAACGTCAGCACAAGATGCTGTATCAAAAAACTATTTAGAAAACACTTGGTTATCTACAGCAAACAAAACTGCTCTAACTACAGTTAATTCTAATATAGCAAATATAAATGCTGTAAATTCTAACGAAACAAATATAAACCAAGTCGCAACTGATACTGTAGCAATTAACACAGTAGCAACTAACATAACTTCAGTAAATACAGTAGCAACTGATATTGCAAAAGTAATTGCAGTTGCAAATGATTTAGCAGAAGCAGTTAGCGAAATTGAAACAGTTGCAGACGATTTAAACGAAGCAACATCAGAGATTGATACAGTTGCAAACAACATAGCTAACGTAAATATAGTAGGTCTTAATTCAGCTAACGTAACTACAGTAGCAGGGATTTCAGCTAACGTAACAACAGTTGCAGGAATATCGGCTAACACTACGACAGTAGCAGGAATTTCAGGAGACGTTACAAGCGTTGCAGGTATTTCAAGTGATGTATCGGCAGTAGAAAATATTGCAGCTAACGTAACGACAGTGGCAGGTGTTGCATCTAATGTAACTACAGTAGCAGGGATTTCTAGTGATGTAACTTCGGTTGCAGGTATTTCAAGTGCTGTTAGTGCAGTAAATTCTAATTCAACAAATATAAATGCAGTCAATACTAATGCAACTAACATTAATACAGTAGCAGGTAACAATGCAAATATTACAACAGTAGCAGGTGCTAATACAAATATAGGTACAGTAGCTGCAGCAGTAACCAACGTAAATACTGTTGCTACGAATATTGCAGGAGTTAATTCTTTTGCAGATAGATATAGAGTTGCAAGTACAGACCCTTTAACATCTTTAGATGAAGGAGATTTAGTTTATAACTCAACTGGAAATGTTGTAAAATATTACAATGGTACTTCTTGGGTAGCCCTTACAACAGACACAGACGTAAAAACATTAGTAAGTGCTAATGACACAACTGCTGGATATTTAAACGGAAAATTAGTTGCTGGTACAGGAATTTCATTTACTGAAAATAGTGATGGTGGCAACGAAACATTAACAATAACAAACACAGGAGAAGACCCTACAGCTTTAGCAATCGCATTAGGATAAATATAAAATATGGCAAATACATTTAAAATAAAAACCAATGGTGCAATGCCAACAAGTGCTGGAACACCATTAACTTTATACACAGGAAAAACAAGTACAACAGCAGTAGTATTAGGATTAATACTTTGTAATATTCACACATCAGCAGTAACAGCAACAGTTCAAATAGTTTCTACTACAGTAGATACAGAAACAAATGAAACTGTAAAAGTAGTTAATGATGTAAGTATTCCAGCTGGAAGTTCTTTAGAAGTTTTATCTGGTTCAAAAGTTGTAATTCAAGCAACAGATGTTTTAAAAATAGACTGTTCAGTGGCAGCTAAAATTGACGCTTCATTATCAGTAATGGAAATAACATAGGATTAATATGGCATATATAGGTTCTTCACCAGCAAACAAACC